GAGAGTCGCCACTTGGGAGGCCGATCCGTATGCCGCCGCAGTCACCGCTGTGTTGGTGATACTGAATGTGTTTCCTGTCAGGGTCAGTCCTGTACCCGCCAAGTAAGACCCAGCCCCAGAAAACTGCGACCAAGTGATTGGGGTCACATCAATTGTGCCGCCTTGGTTTGAGGTACACACCCAGCCCGTATCAGCCAAGGTTGTGCCTGTTTCGATAAAGGTGAACGCTGATGGAACTTCTGCCCAAACATTCATGTCCGCAGATCGTGCCCAAGTGCCAGATGCCGCCACATAAATGCCGTTGAATTGGCTCAAAGTCTGATTTTTGACCAGAATCCTATCCCCAGCGGTCAGCGTGGCAACCCAATCACCCCCCGCTTGTACTGCCAAGCCTGACAGCGTGATGTTGTTGGTGGTCGAATACACACAGGATGCTTTTACATCCAAGCCCTGCGCCACCGAATCCACATAACCCTTGTTGGCAATGTCTGTGTCGCCTGTTGGGGTTGTGGTAATCGTGCCAGTTACCGTGCTGATGTTCGTGAATGAGGCGTTTTCTGGGCCGTAGAAAGGCGTTCCCGCTGGCCCAACAAAGTACTGAAGGGCAAAGGTAGGCTCGGGCGCAAAAACGCCCTGCACAGGGACAAAATTAGTGGTCTGGGTGACCGCTGTGGTCATGGCTTACTCGAAATAAACCGTGATGCTTGCAGTTCCAGAAATCACGACATACAACCCGTTTTCACAGTTGATGCCATCATAAAAATTGATGTTTGTTGCCGCTGTCATGGTGAATGTGTCAATGATTTTCACATCTGTGCCAGGGGTCTGGGCATCGTACACAGTCACGGTGGGGGTGCTGGATATGGTGCTAACAAAAATGCCTTTTAGTTTTCCAGGTTGATTTTTCACCATTGCGGTGGCAGAAATCTGTGCGTAATTGGACATGGCTTGGCCTTTCAGTTCATCAAATTATATGCTTCAAAAGAGAAAAAGCCACCCCTTTTGAGGGCGGCTCTTTCACTTAGTTCATGCCGTTTTAAGGCAGGAACGTCAGGTCGTAACCGTAGATGAATACATCAGCGGTTGCGGCAGCGCCTTGGGCGGTGGTGCAACGAATATACAGGGGTGTGCCCGTAATCGATGCGGTTGAGGTTGCGGCGGTCACAACAACTGCGGTGGTTGAGTTATTACCCGACAACGCATATGCTGATTTCACTGCTGTACCAGTAGCGCTTGGGCCTGTGTACACGGCAAGTTGTGCCGTGGTCAAACTGATGCTTGCGTTTGCAACAATGATGCTTTGAACGCTGACGTTACCAGCCACCAAAATGGGGGCGATAGTGTCAGCAACAGCATTGAGGTTAACGCCTTGGGCAGAGGCAATCAAGCGCAATGCCTGATTGGTTGCCAAGTTACTGGGGTGGTTGGTGGTGGTGCTTGCTGCGCCTGGATTAGACATGATTAAAGTCCTTTCAATGTTGATTAAGCTGCAACTCGGCAAGCGAGTTCGGGATACAGGGGAGCCCAACCATACAACACATCCACACGGGTGGGGATAGAGTCGTTATTGATGGTGTACTGACGAACCACACGCATTGACAAGCCCAGTTCCTTATCGCTTGCGCGACCAGCGAACACAACGCCATCAGGCAGTTCCAAGTCAGCCGTAGCCAAGGTGAATGCGTTTTTGTGCATCACGATGTTTTGGGGCGACACAGTACCTGTGTTGTTGAACGGGGTCACAACTGCGGTTGCGCTGGTGGTGGTAATGGTGACGTTCTGGAACTGACCACCAGTGATGATGGCAGGGGAAACGGTCACGGCAGTACCGCCGCCAGTAGCCACAGCGGTGGTCGAGGTCACCACAAAGCTACGCAACTTGCCCGAACCGTATGCAGAACGGTTTTGGGGGTTGACAGCAAACACGCCAGCGATCTGGATGGTATCGCCTTGGTTCAAGGTCAAAGCAGAAGATGCCACCAAGGTGACGCTGCTGGTTTGTGCCCAACCTGTGCTGATGCCGATGCTGGTGGTGTTGGTGGAAAGGGTCAAACCAGTGTAAGAACCAAAGGTTTGGTTCACAACGTTTTGGTCCATCTTCCAATTCATACCAGCAGAGTCACGGCCCATCATGCCTTTTTGGTATTGCTTGCCAATCACATCGGATGGGACAAACAAACCCTTCAAGCTGTCCACAATGGTTGCGCCCGTGAAAGGCTCAACAATGCAAGAACGGCGACCATCACGGGGTGCGCCCTCGCTGTCCAAATACGCACCAGCGGTCAAGTAGGTGAGCAAGGAGGTGGGAGGCGTTCCAGCCGTACCAACGATGTTGGCGGTGTTGTTCTTTGCCATCGTCAGACCGTCAAAGTCGATCTTGTTGGCAACAGCAGCCACAGCGGGTTTCAGCACTCGGTCAGAGAACATATCCAATGACAAGGCCAAATCTTGCGTGGTGAACTGGGTATCAACGTGAAACTGCGTGGTCAAAGTGACAGGCACAGAAGTCTCGTTGAAATCCTCAACGTTCAATGCTGGGCCAGTAGTTCCAATGAAACGACCAGGACGGCGAACGTTAAGGGTATTACCGATCTTTGCGCCGCTAACGGCAAATTGATCGTCATAGTTGCGGTCAACTTCGCTGGAGAAGGTCAACTCGTTTTCCAAGACCATCAACGCTTCGTTGGTGATCATGGAGATGGTAAGCAGATTGTTGCTCATTTCATTTCCTTAAAAAAAGATGGATTTAGCGGATTCGCCCTGCCATTCGTGCGGCTTTGTAGGCTTGATATGACCCCTCAAATTTACCATCGCTGGTAAGGGGCACATCTCTGCCGTTTGCCGCCGATCTGATTGGGTTAATCGGCGCTGGCGCTTTACTTTTCCCAACAACAGTCTTAGATGTTGGCTCAGTCTTTTCAAACTGCGCCTCTAGCTTTCCAATGCTTCTTAAAGCCGATGCCACCGTCATGCCAGAAAGTTTCTCTGCAAACTCGGGATTCTCGGCAAGGTGATACAGAATTCTCGGCCCTACATCTGATTCAAAGATTGCGTCCCGCACTTCGTTGCTCACAACAACGTCAGCAGAACCAACCATATCGTCAAAATCAGGCATTTCAGATTTGGCAGCTTTAACACGATCAGTCCAGGCGTTTATCACCTTTTCCCGTTCGGCTTGCTGTTTAGCCTGTGCTTCCTTCTGCTTTTCCTCGCCCATCCTTTGTTCAACCCGATAGTCTGTCAACGCCTTAGCATATTCATACATATCGGAGAAATTCTCTGGCTTGGGTTCACCAGTTGGTTGGGTTTCTGCTTGCGGCTTTGCCCGTCCTTCCAGTTCCCTAACTTTGGCCTCCAAAGATTCCCGCGCTTCCCGTTCCCGCTTGGCTTCTTGCCTTGCTTCTTCGCGTTGCTTGGTTATCTTTTCAAACCTCAATTCCAGCTTTGGATTGCGTTTTCTTTCCTCTGTCGCTGTCGCTTCATCTTCTCCAAGCGGTTCACTCTGGCTTTGCGTTTCTGTCGGCTCTGCGGGAGGTGTCTCAACCGCAGCCTCGACAGGCGCTCTATCAGCTAAACCCATCTTCTTGGCGTTGAACTCAGCTAAATTCTCACTTGTCACCACGTTAGCGGCAACTTTTGGTGCTTCTTGCACTTCAGACATGGATTACTCCAAGGATTTACCCAGTTGACCCAACTGGTAAGGTTTGGGCGATATTACCCGAAATCATGTCAATGTCAATTACTGCGGCATTTGTTGAATAAAGGGATTGGGTTGGTGGCTAATATCCTGGGCGGCAATATTGGCATATTGGAACTGCTCGGCATTCAATCGCTCAATCTCGCCCATCAATTGGTCAGGTGACATTCTTGCCAGCAGGATTTTGACCAGGGCATCAATTTCGGTCTTGTTTTGGCTGGTAATGCTGCGGGTGTTTTGGTCATTAACCCGAACCTCTGCCATTGTTTCGGTGTTGTGCGCCCGTGCGGTCACATCCATCAGCTTGCGCTTGGTTGCGCCATCTTCTTTGATCTGGGCCACTTGCGCCCTGTTGTTGATTTCCAATCCAGCCGCTTGCAATTGCTGTTGCAACTGTTGAATCATTTGCTCAGATTGCGCCAAACGCATTTGGGCCTCGGGCGGTATGTCGGATTTTTCATCAATGTTTGCCATCGGGTTCATGGCGGCAAGGCGGTCAGCAATTACATCAGCGCCAGGGAAATCCATGTTTCTGAATACCAAATCCCCCGCAATATTAAACAATTCCTGATTGCCCGTCAGCAAAGGCATCATGGATTCAACCGCTTGCTGGCGTTTGGTCTGGAATCCTGGGCCTGTGTCCATCACCACATCGTATTCGCCCACGGTCACATCGTTCAAAACCTCGCCAATCTCGTTTTGCTCGTTGATCGTGGTCATGTCGGGCTGACCATCCGAACCAATAATCCGCATCACCCGCTGGGTGTCGTAAATTTTGGGAATTAGGTCAAGAATAATGCGCCCAGTTTGAGCAATGGAACGGGTCAAATTGTCGTAAAAGTGGAAGTTAGACAGATCAACCTGATTTTGCTGGCCTTGCAATGCCTTGCCTGAGATATTCCCGCTTGGCAATTGGCTTGGGTCCATGATGCCCAGCACCATTTGCAAATCAGCAGAAATTGCCCCTGCCGCTTCCATAATCCCTGCGGGTGGCGGCTCGGGTTGCAGTCTCACAGGTGCTGGCGCTGGTACACCTTCAATGTCTTTTTGCTTATATCTCAGCACAGGCATTGACTTAATGTTAGCCATTGCCCATTCGTTTTCATGGCCCTCGTCTTGGCCCTCTGCAAGCAACCATTTGGCCTTGGGTGCAAGCGCAACCGATTCGGTCATGCTGGTGCGCCAGAAGTTGTACATGCGCTGGGGGTCTTTGGCAAACCGAACTAAACCGTATTTCTTGCGCTTGTCATCCACAATTACCTGTGCGCCATAGCAAGGCACAACGGGGATATATTTCCCCGCCCAGGTCTTTTCCTCTAGCACTTCCATTGCGGTCATCTTGACCCATTTAACGGCCTTGCGGAATGAGTCCCGTTCATCAACCACAGTCAACCCTGCGGCCTCAACCCGTTGGAAGAAGTTGGCGCTGTCCCCAAAAGACGTTGTGCCGTCACTCAACAAATACAGCTTGGCACGTTCACGCTCAATGTAAAAATACTCAGCAATGCGAATGTCCTCTTTGGTCACCCAGGCAGAGGTGTCATCCCCTGTGCTGCGTTGCTGAAAGTTAGCCCCATCGTTTGCACCTGGGTACATTTCCCGAAATATCTTTTTGTCCAGCACAGTGGTGATCAGGCATCGCTCGGCATCCGAACCATCTGGCCTTACGCTATTGGGGTCAAAGTAAACGGTAAATGGGTTTTCAACGGCATCAATGTAGATTTCTTGATCGAATGAATCTTCCCGCACATACTTGTAATTGATGCGCCAGTAGCCCCAGCCCATCCTGACAGCGTAATCAAATGCGGTGTCGTAAGCTGAGTCGGCGCTGGAATTGACCTCGATGTGACGGGTGATGCCCTCAATGACCTGGGCAATCTTGTAGTCGGCAAGATTGTTGACGGGGTGAACCTTGATGCGTGGGCGTTGCTGGCGTTGCTGGTTGGTCACCTGTCGGATATAGGCATCAATCTTGTTGATGGTTAGACAAGGGCGGCTTTCCAGATTGCGGCTATTCTGAATCTCAACGGGCCATTGATCGCCAGCGGCAAACTTAATGTCGTTTAGCGCCTCGGCTCGGTTTGTAGAGTCCGAATCATTGACCAAGCGCCAGAACTTGATCGCTTCGTTAATCTTGGCGTTTACGCCGTCTGAATCTTGGTAAGCCATATGAACCCCTTTGGGCGATTATCCTATCGAATTTAAGGGCGGTCTAGCCCATCCAACTTCCCGCTGTGGCAATCATTTGCTTCTTGCGTTTGGTGGGTTCTTTGATCATAAGCCCAATGTATCGAAACGCATCTGCCCCGTGGGAATAATGGTCGTGCAATGGGTTGCGGCTAAATTGCCCCGTGTCTGGGTCAACCTCATACCTGTAATGTCTCAGGCAAGCTAGGCCATCAGCGGTATGTTCGCGGTCAAAGTAACAGTTCGGGAATATTGTCCTGGCGGCGTTGATAGAGTCCAGAATCGGCACTCTAGGCAGGATGTTGGTCTTATACCCTGCCGCCCTCACAATGTCATCAATTGACCGCCCCGCCGCTGCCAAGGTCTTATTCTCAGCGTCATGGGGTAACCAAACGGTATCGTAGACATAACCATATGTCTGCATGGTCGCCAAGTAATAGCTGATGGTTTTCTGGGCATCCTCAATGTATCGGATTAGCCTTGTTTCCATGCCCACAAACTGTAAGAACCAGATGGCGGTGCTATCTGACCAACCCAGATCAAACACCGCATGGACGGGCTTCGTGGCGTCATAGGGCACTTTAGTGATGCGCCCATCCTTCTCGGCCTGTTGCATTTCCTTCGCAAAGATTGCCCCATCCACAGTTTGGCGGCATAGTCCTTCCCAGACTTGGTTGTAAGCCTCCTCGTCCCGTGCCTTGAGTGAGTCTTTTTCTAGGCGTAGGGTTTCGGGAAACCACGGGTTGTCACTCCAGTTAACCCGCATAGTGATGCAATCCTCTGGAGGGTTTGCCACAAACCGCTGGTAGGTCTCGTCTGTTTCCAACTCAGGATTGAATGAAATCCATATCTCGCTACCCTCGGCACGAATGGTAGGAATCAGCACATTCCAAGACAGGCGGCTGACCGTTTGCGCTTCCTCTACCCAGCAGATTGAAACACCTTCATAGCTTTTTACGTTGGCAATATTGTTTTTAAGACCAATAAAGCTAAATTCTGTGCCGTTCTTGCCCCGAATGCTGGCCTGGGTTATGTCGTAAAAGCCCAGCAACCCAAGGCTTTCAATCTGGTCGTC